GGCGGCGGGGGTGGGATTCCCTCGTTGTCGCCGGGCCGGAAAGCCGGGTTCCGTGGAGCGAAATAGCGCAAGCTATCGGCTAACACGAAAAATTTATGTCACGAAGCGTCTTTATCTAGGTTAACAACCTGTTATTGCGTGGTCGTATGCGGGTAGTCCACCCGATCAAAGGACAATTTTGCAGAGTAGACCTGTCAGTGATTCGCTCCTGATACAAAATCGCTCTGTGCACTTCCCTAGTTACCCATCACTCGCCCTGATGTAGGAAAAGGAAGTGTGGAAGGTGTCATGACAGTACCCCCACACCTGCGCTGTGGTGCGAAGTGGGGACCGCGCGTGTGCTTTTGGTAGCCGCCGGCGCGTTATAAGTCATGGACGTTATGGGCGTAGTCCTGGGCCTTGATTGCAGACTGACGGAGCTGCAGTTGTATGGTTTTTCGTTCCTAATAAAGATAGTAAAAAGGGTATCAGGGTCACCCTTAAGAAGGCCCCGAAGATGAAGACTAAGAAATCTTCAAAGTTAACTACACGTTTGGTTAATAACGAACTTGTTCGTTTCACCATGCCACCCAGTGTAGCCGCTAAACCGAAAACGTTTAACGAACCACGGATTAGTAGCAACGTATCGCTTACCAAGTGCGCTTTAAAGTACGCTTTGGCTTGTAGTGATCCATTTAACGTTGCTGCGCGTGGTGCTTGCATTCCTGTAGCACCCGCACATCCTTCGCAGAAAGTGCATACTTTTGCACGTTTTACTGCATCCGTGGGTACCGGAAACGTCGGTTTTATTGCCTGGAATCCAGCTATAGCCAATGATGCGCCTTGCATCTTCTATACTGATAATAATTTTACTGGCACTTTTGCAACTGGTATTGACATCCTCACAGCACCTAATACTTTACGTACAGGTGTGGTTTCTACCGGGATGGACAATTTACCATACTCGTCAACACAGCTCACATCTGTGGCGGGTACGGACCAGCGTGGTGTTATTGGTAAAGTTGTTGCTGGTGCCTTGCGTATACAGTATGTTGGTACCACTCTCAATGAGTCTGGTTTGTACTACTGTTTACAAGAGCCTAACCATGGCAATCTTAGTGGTTACAACGGTAATTCCATTGGATTTTACGCCGATGCTGATGTCAGTGCTATCACACGTCGACCTTGTATGTTAAACTCGTTTGCTGTAACAGAGAACGAGCTTAACTGGTCTTCGACTGTTGTGAATAATGCACAGATTCCATCGCAACAGGCTACAGCTATAATTTACCCGTACTCAAAGGGTGATCAGTTCTTTTCCACCGCCGCTGGAGACTTAGCTCTCCAATACGGAACCGATGCGTATGGAACTGCATTATATGCTGCACCACCCAATGGAGTTATTGCGTTTACTGGTGTTGCTGGTCAGCAACTACACGTTGAAGTTATCTTGCATGTTGAGTACACTGGAAATGTTCCAGGACCTATGGAAACTCGCAACGATGCGGACGCCGACGGCGCCGCAATCGTGATGGCTGCAACTGCTCAGTTGCCCTCTGCGAAGTTAGCTGCACCACGCGCATCCACTTGGTCCTTGATGTCAAGTATACTCAAATCCGCAGGCAAAGGCGCGGTGAAGTATGGTATTCCTGCCCTTGAGTCTGGGTTGACGGCCTTGCTATTATAAGGAACGAAGCCTAGGAAATTTCTTTCAATATGTGTGTTTAATAATTATGTATCGTCTATCAAATAAACTATAAAAACAAAACAAAAATACTATATGTCGTGCTATAATTATATAACTCAATTTTGATAGGTCGAGCTCCCGCCTCGACCCGTATTTAGGGATTGTCGTGGCAGCCTACTACGACTCTTAGATTAGGCACTGTCACGAAGCCGCACGTGACTGTATAATAGGCGCCATGATCGAATCCAATGCAGTCTCGGGAGCTGTGCTTACGCCAACGGTAAAGATGGCCCTCGGGGGGGGAAAACTCGGGGATGAGAGCCTCAAAAACTCCGATCACTTAGAGGCCCCCTGCACACCGCAATCAAGTGTGCTTAGCGAAAAACGATCATCAAAGCGAACTGAGCGTGAAAATACGCGTAAAACGAAGGTCAAACATAGGATTGACCATATTAGAACATATCATCATTTCGTCATTCTGGCTTTTTTATATTTGCTGTGTTTGGCAAGTGGTGATGTAATAATGGAGCCTGTTCCTATGGGGGACAACGTGCAAATAGAACTCAGTGTCGCTCCAGTTGACGCCTGGGGTACGGACGACATCGGTGGCTCCCTTGTCGTTGATTTTCCAGTGCAGAATTTTCCGATCTGCACTGATTGTGATATGGATAAAGAACGTCTCATGTGGATACCTGAGGGAACCCAAGTTAAATTGGACCCTGTTGTCATCCAGTTTCATGTCCCGAAACTTGCTGATAAATCAGCAGATGAGGTGGTGATCCCAATATGGTATAAGATATTGGGGTTACTGCCAATGATTTTGTTAATTGTTTGGCGAGCCATGATTAGATGGGATGAGTATTTATTCGGAATTACAGAGCGTGAGTGTGTGGTTTGCCGAGATTCTTGTTACCAATTTAGGTACGGAGACAGGAATGCGCGGTTTGCCTATAAGTCAGAGTGTGGAAATGACCATTATCAGTGTATTGGTTGTATTAGCACTTGGTACCATCACCAGCGCTCGGTGAGTGGAAATATAAGGAACTTTCAGTTCAGGTGCGTTGAGTGCCAGACACCAGTTCCTATCGATGTGGGAAAGCTTCATCCGAGCTATGTTCCCTTTCAGGTGTTGTATGACGCCTGTTTCACCATGTACTACCAACAAGTACTTCGCAGAATTTTTCCTGTTCTTAATCCACCCAGGATGGTTATGCAAAGAGTGAATCAATTCCCACGTCGTGCCGCGGACCACCTCCCGCCAGATCCACTTACAAAATCGGAAAAATTCCACATAATTGGTCGGCTATTCCGACGACGACTACGCGGTTTTTATTATTCGCGCTTTATGATCCGTGCTCGCGACGTTCTTTTTAGGGGTCTTCGAGCGATTCGTAACGGAGTAAACACAATCATGGTAATTAGTCGCACCGTGATTGGAGTCGTTAAAGCGGGGTACCAATATGTGGTCACGTGCCTGTGCAGGCAACCAGAGGTTGATGGAAACATTGTTCCAAATGTTGAGAAGGTGTGGATCTTGGTGCATGAACCAGAAAGATCCTTCTCCATGACTTTATTTGTTTTCTATACCCAGATAATTTGCGAGATGTATGTCATAGCCAGATCTACATTTTGCAAATCCTTGATCGAGATCACTGGTCTACCGTCGTTTGTACTAAACGGCTTTAATTTGCAGACTGTAGCTGCTAGACTGGTGGTCGTTGCTGTTTCTCTTTTGGTTAAAATGTTGGCGAAAGTCATATTTAATCATATCAAGAATATAATTTTATCCCGAATTGGTTGGAGCGCACGCTTATTGTGCGACGAGTCAATTTTCAATTTCAATGGTTTACAGCCTTTGTGTCCTACTTACGGAGCTGAGTCTCTTTCCAAATCAATTTTTTGGTTTGGAAACGAGTTTTACTCTAAGCGAAAATGTGTTAGGATCCACACTGGGTATGCCACTGAATTGCGAAAATTAAAGACTGGTAATGCTCTGACCAAGGATACGCTTCGGCAAATGACTGGGCATTTGGCATACTTGCACCCTGAAAGTGATTCGCTTTTGAGGTTGCATACGTGTGTCTATGTTTATCAGGAGTTGGAGTTGATGCGTAGAGTTGAAAACGCATACAATGTGAGCGATGTTGGGGGTGTGCCTTCTTTGCACTTCTGACAGTGGATGGACGAGCACAACAATTTTGTCCGTCCAATCCATAAAGCCCACAGTGTGCGCTATGATTTTAGCGCTAAATTATTTGTTTCTAATGATCGATTTGATGTCATTCAGGGTGCTCAACATATGAATCCAGATGTTCCGGGAGACTTATTGCCAGTTGTCGGCGATGATAGGTTCTCACCAGAGTATTGGACTGTTTTTGGACCCTGTTTTGCTCACAAAGGTATATCTGTTCGAGCGGATGATGACGGTGTACGCGGCTGTATTCGTAGAATTACATGTAAGCGTTCACCTGAAATTCCAGGATTGCACGAAGAACTTTGTGAGAATCAACGTGTCATGCGCGACGTACTTGGTCGTGATTTGACGGATTACATTAAATGGTTCAAGAACGAATTGAGTCTAGTTTACAACGAGACTGCGGATTCCGAAGCTATGCGTGATGCTTGGACTGATGCACCACATCCTAAGAGATTGTTGCGTCAGCGCGCCCGTATGCAGATGTTCATGGATGGTCGAGGTCATCACCCTACTAGAGTTCGTAACGTTATTTATGGACCTAAACGTGGTGAAATACTTCCGTCTAAATATTTGCGTGGGATTGGGGATTTGACGACCCCTGGTTCTACAAAAGGGTGCTATATGATCGACTCAGTAAAGTCGGTTTTTAAGCAGCGTTACGTGCATCCTAATGGCACATTGGAGTTTGTGGGATCGCCGGATAAGCAAAAACTTAGTTCGGTTATAGAGGAATTGCATCATCCTAATGGTTGTTATTTCGTTTTTTTCTCTGATGATTCGTGTGTTGGTATCGAATGCAGTGACGGTGTGTTTACTGCTGACGTTGATATCTCACAGTGTGACGGTTCGAATTTTTATACATTTGATGTTCTCAAGGAACTTATGGATCATCCCATGTACCAGGAGGACATAGATGGTATGTTTAAGCAACTCGAACTTCCATGTGAAATCACGTTAAAATGTGATATTGATAAGCGTAAAAAGAGGAAAATTGTTTTGGCACCAAAGGGTAAGATACTTTACTCTGGGTCGGGTCTAACCACAGTGACTAATAATGTTGCTAATACACTTGGCGGGTTGAATATTCTTCGTTTATTACGTCCCATCCATCGTCGGAAAGTTTCCGATATGGAGGAGGTAATTGTGAGGGCTTTTCATCAAGTTGGGTTTATTGTTAAAGTTAAAGTTACTAAAAATGCGTGTGAAACACAGTTTCTTAAACACTCATCTTCACGGGAGTGGGATGTGTATTTGAATATCGGGGTGTGGTTGCGCACATTTGGTATGACCCATGGGGATTTACCCGGTAGGACTCGTACTCCTATCGCTGGAAGGGCATATGCCTACATACGTGGAGTCGTTGAATCTCATATTCATGACGGCTATCACGCTGTTTCCAAAGCTTTTAGAGACCGTTTCGCTCCAGAGATGGTCTTTGTCAACGCTGATGGTGAAGAGTTGCCATATATTCCTGATGAGGATATATGTTTGAGGTATGGTATCACACAGGCTAATCTCGATGAGCTTGTGTATGTTATCGTAACCTCAACTGTTGGTACTTTTGCACGCTGTCATGCGGTTGATAAGATTATGGAGATGGATTATGGGTATTAGTCCGCTTTATTGCCTACTTCGGCTAGAAATAGAAGGTTGTGTG